CAAACCAAGTTACTAAAGCATATCGTGTTCCGTCTGTTACAGGATTTACCGCATGCCATACTCCTGATGGAAAGAAAATTAAATCACCAGCTTTTAAATCTAAAGGAACTTCTTCAATACCTAAAGACCAACTTGCATTTTCTTTGTCGTTTAATGCCATATAATAAAGTGACATACCACCTCCAGAAAACTCATCATTTAATAAAAGTGTTGAACTAATTTTCCTCACACTACCTAACAGATATGCGTCTGCTATTTGTGTAACTTTAAACCCCTCATTGGGAGGGTCATCTTTCCATTGGAACGTTGCGGTTGGTCCTTGAAAACTTGTATCAGAATGAGGACGAAAATGTCCTCCTGGTGATTTGTATTTTATAAATTGCGTCTTCTCATTAACAGTAATATCAAAATCCCAGCCTGCTCTTTTATTTGCAATAATCATCATGCTAGATATGTGATCATTTATATCTTTGTTTACAATAGTTCCAATGCTTGCATCTCGTATGTCTTTATCTTCAGTGGCTGTAAGTTCATCTTTTCCCAGATCTCTTTTCACAGTTTCTGCTGGCCTAAGATTGCCATTATCCATACCTTTAATTACAGTATCCCTTAACTCTTTAGTGAAAGCATTGGAAAATTTCCAGAACAATTGTTTTGATTGTTGAGTCATTCTAATCACCGAATACTACGTTACCAGAAAGAACTATCCTAGGTGAATTAGATTGATTACGCATGGTAAAATGCGGAACCCAACCAGGAAAGAACAATAAAGATTTAGATGTAAGTTCTGTTGTGCAGACGTGAGACATTGTGTCATAGTTAACATAAAACTTAAGCATGCCTCCATCGACAGGGGCATTTACATAGTACACAAATGCAAAACAATCCTCATGTTTATGCATGGCTGTCGATCCGCCTTTCATATTTACTTGACCCCATATCTCTGGCTGTCCGAATTGATTAGTCATTAGTTTTAGTTTGGGATTAACAGTTCTAATGTGTGCCATAATTTCTTCAATGGCTGATGACACGTCAGGGTGCTCAGCATCTAATCGCAAGTCTTCACTTAAGGGCGAAGAGTAATCGTTAGAAATAAACCTACCTTGATTGTGTCTAAGTAATAAATATTCGGCTAAAGATTTATCTGTTTCACCTTTTAGTTTCCAACTATGATACCCGTAGTTAGGAACAAACGGATGAAACGCTCCTGTTGTCTCTGTAATTCCTTCTTGTATTTCTTTTTGTGTCATCTTTGTTTTCCTTGTCCTTTATATTTTTTATAATTTCTACGTTTGTGTTTATTTTTAGGACGACTGCGTATGCTGTGTCCTATGCTTGTTCTTTTTTTCGGGCCTGCCTCATGAGATGAATAAGCTTTCCACTTCTTCGCCATCTCACGTATCCTTTAACAAGACTGACAAAGGATCAGCATCGAATTGTTTTGGCTTAGTTGTAGCGGCTTTGGCAGTAATTCTTTTACCTGCTTTTTCTGCCGCCCTTATATTTTCCCTGGTACTTCTAAGGTATTGCATAATTTGTTGAATGCCTTCCTCATTTTCAGCAAGTTCTTTAGGATCCATCTCCAAGTATTCACTAGGTATTTCAGTGCGTTCTTCTTCGCTCATTCTACTTGCTCCTCAACTGCCAGCAATTGTATGTCTGGCACAGTTATAAGTTCTTTTGTTTTATCTGGGTGCAGATATTGCATGTCTGAATGTGACCACTTAAATCCTTCAGATAATTCCAAACCTTTCCGTGTCGCTTCATCTTTATCATATGCCTCAACCTCCCAATGAGTAGAGTTCATGTGGGTAAAGACTATCTTATATTTTCTTTTCATATTTTTCTCCTATCATATTTAAACTATTTCTCCAAGCACTACTACCATTCCATACAGTATATATCCTGCTATAATTAAACCAGGCAATAAACTAATGAACTGTTTCATCTGTTGGTACTATATTTAAGTTAGTAAAATCTTTAAAGTTTAAAGGATCAGTTCCTTGCCCTGCTTGTATCATTGCATCTACTAATGGTCCCATTGTAGATACATTTCCTACAGCACCTGCAAATATTTTGAGAACACCTGCTGAGCCTGCCGATAATAAAAACATACGCAAAGATACTTCAAGCATTGAAGACATGACAACATTGGGCGGAAACTTCTCACACATTTCTCTTACAGGAGTATCCATAGCTATAATACATCTGTCTATGTCATCTACATATTCTTGCATCTCTGTTTTAATTTGTAACGTCGTTTTTTTCTTCACCATCAGGTTGCCTTTCTATTCTAAAGTTAACTGCATGTAAAGACCTTTTGGATTTCTTCAAGTAATCTTTGTCTAGTTTATTTAATTTATCTCTCACCATACGCAACTCATCTAAGTTGGTAGTAGTTACGATTATATTACGATTTCTATCGCTCGTCAAGAAGTATTCTCGTGTCATTCAACTTTTCCTCCAGTCACCTCGTCAAACATTTGTAGTTGCTCAACTTCTAAAGCATGTGTTATTCTTATTTGTTTATCGTCATGTGTTATCATAAGTGTATCGTACTTACACTCATCAACATCTTCAACATTCTTCATTTGTTCTTTGAATGCTTTGATGTACCTGCCAAACCTCATAGCTAAACTAAAAGGCTTATCACTTTTTATAATAAGTGATGATTCATTCTCAGCTAGATATCTCTCAGCCTTTTCGAGTGCGTTTGATATATCTGTCTGTCGGTACAAATTGTACGTTCTTGGATTGTACGCCATGTGCTTGCTCCTGTTGATATTCGTAGTCATCTAAATCATCACTCACTGAGCGAGCAGTAGTGTCATTGTAGATGTCTTCGATAGTTCCTGATAGTTCGTCAAACCCTTCGGACAATAGTTCATTGTCTGGGTAGTGGTGTTTCTTATATTTCTTTGCCATAATTTTACTCCGTATTAATTAATTGATAAGATAGATAAACAACCCAACATAACCATATCACAGATATTACATTAGGTAATGTTATAATTGCTCCGATTGTTAATAGTATCATAAGACCATATGTAGATGTCCATATCATACCTCGTGCTAGTAAGTCAAGCATTAGTTTCTCCATTCTTTTATGTTATCTTTAATGCTTACGTTTTCATCTGATAACCATTCATCATTAGGCTCGCCTTGATATATAAACATAGTAGCTTGTACACCATTAGGTTCGAGCGACACTGGTTCTGGTACGTATCCTGCCCCCCTTTCCATGAGAAAGATGTACTCATATTGGGCAGGGTGTACTGAATATAGTTCTCCTTTTATTTTAAATCCATTATCTTTTCTAAAGACAATAGGAAATATTCCGTTGGCATAGTCAAGAACATCATACTTGGGGGCAGTCATAAACTCTCCCAAAAACTTATGATCCTCAACTAGTCCATGCAGTCTTAAATCTTTTTTAAGTGTGCCATACACAAATAGATCTATGTTACTCGACATATGATAACCAACCTGTGCAAATGTATTTTGTTTTTGTAACACCTGCTGAACTATTTAAATTAGTTATGCCTGCATGAGCATGTGAATATACAGCAGGCCACATTACTGTTAAACCTTTCTCACATGGTAAGTCTATACCTTGATGAGGAAATCGTGTACCCCCTTTAGGTACGTCATTTAAATATGTCATATAAACTATCAACCTTTTTGGGTTGAGGATACTTTGCTCGCAATGAAATTTATGATAGCCTTGATCGGGGTAGTATCTTTGTATATTAGTTACTTCTAAACTGTCATCAAATTTACCAACCTTATGCAACTGAGGAAATTTATCCATGTACACAGATAAGCCATGATTTAATTCTTCAGTGTATCGTTCGTACAAAAATCTATTGTTATTCAATATAACATCTGACGAATCTTTTATATCTTTCTTTACTTCAGAGGGACCACAAAGTCCTTTATCACTATCAGACTTTTCAAAAAAATGTATAATCTCATCACACAATCCTTCAGGAATATACCACCCATACATGGCACTTGATTCTGGAAGTAAAAATTCTCTCACAGTTTTGTGACCTCATGTTTAATTATGTCCAAGACTCTTGGGTTATCTCGGAATACTCCCATCAACCAATTGGTCAAAGTGTTAGTCACTTGCTCTTCATTATCATCTTCTTTCAATGCACCGCCGTCAGCATTTAATGACGACAAATAAACTATCGCATGCATTATTTCGTGAAGCAATGTGTTTGCATAGTCAATTCCGACTGCCTCTTTTTGTATTTCTATTTTGTTTTCACGAGATATGTACTGCCCCCAACAGTCTGCATTATTTTTTGTAAAAGAAGCAAGCACTCTTTCAATTTTAATGTCAGCATAACCAACCTTAACCTTATCTAACTCTTTGATTTTCTTAGTCAAAATTAATCCCTTTCAAAATAAACTTTCATGTTGTGATATAAATTAGTATTATACTTTGATTTAACTTTGTTGTCAATCTTTTTTAACATCGACGAAGTAATTTTTTTGTGTTCGACAGAATCAATAATTAAAATCCTACGATTGAATCGTGCAATCGTCAAAGGTAGTTTTCTTTCTCGTACTAATGACGATAGATGTCGCTTACTCCACTTGGCTTGTTCCATAGTTCTTCTGAAAAAATACAGAGGTTTTCCATCTTTCACAACTTGTTTAGCTAATCCATAATGATCTGTGCATTCATCTTCGTTGATACAATACCTATCACCTTGACACCACTCTCCGTATTCATCTTCATACTCTTCTTCATAATCATACACAGGGGATATGTACCTCACACATCTTGCATCTCTGAAATAAGCAGGTAAGAAATGTTTTTTAGTAGAGCCAATCTGCTTCATCATCTGAAGTCCTTTCTCTCTCTTGCTCAAACACAGGTAGCTGGGATTCTCCATACTTCTCTATGAATTTATCTTGTGCAACAGGTGTCTGATATTTATCTAGTAAGTACCAAGAGTACTCTTGCATTTCCATTAACCAATTTTTTACTCCGCTCATTTATTCCTCCATTGTTTTTCTATGCAAGAAACATAGATCATCTATTGCTAACTCAACAAAATTATTCTCTTGCATATTTTTTAATTCACATATCTTTTTCATTTCATCGTAGGTCTCTTGTGAAATTAAGAAGCCTACTTTTACTATTGGTATGTTATCTTCCATGTCAATCCTCACTTCCGATTGGCAGTACCACCACAGGAATTGTATCAATAGTATTTACTATTGGGGGCATATCCTGTGCGTTGTATACCTTGTCAGCATTATATTCAATGACGACAGAAGTAACTGCAATAATACCCCATGCCCATAGGACACCTATAAAAACATAAAGTATCCATATTGGGTTATGTAACATTCTTATAAACATTTTTCTCTCCATAATTTGTAGGGTAACAACTGATTGGCTAACGAGAACTCGCTTGGCAATACTGTTGCCCCTAAGATTCAAACTAACTGCACACACATAGTTAGGTTGTGGCAAAATAGATACATAAACTTTCGCCACACCACTTCTCTTTGGCTCTTATCTCCTGTACAGTTCGACTTCTTTCACTCGACCAAATGTATCTCGTGGTTAGTGAGAACGATTGAGTAGCCACACTCAATTAAAACTACATTGTCTAACCAATGATGTACCCTATTGTAAAGGATCAACGAAGGCTTTAACTGTCGTTCTCTTTTTGTATTATACCACAAATAGAATATAATACAAATACTTTCTTCCGTATATCACCGAGTAATCACCGAATGATTACCGACTGGCAACGATTTGGGGTAAACCCACATATATATCTCTATAATATACGATTAATTATATATTATTATTACAATATATAGTATGTATTTATGGACAACACATACTAATCATTACATCTGCCCCCCTTGTCAGATCGTGTCCAATCGGTATTCAATCGGTGTTCTTTCGGTGTTATGCTTTGGGGCGATACCCTATTATTTATTTGGCTTGACGGCACAAATATCATAGAGATAGTCGGCTATACCTTGAGGATTTTGGAATACTAGTTCCTCAATCTCTTCAAGACTTGCCCCCACCAACATACTATCGGTTACTGTGAACCAATCGTAATCTTTATCGTCTGGCTTGGCTAGGTCAGTAGTGCTTTGAGCATAAGACTTACTGTTATAGCTAGGATCCCAATCATCAAAGTCATCATATAATCCATAGTTTCCA